TCGTCTTTTCTATGCTGTCGTACACGTCCGCGCCGTAATCGTCATTCTGTAGTACTCTTAAATCCCCACTACGTCCTGCGATTGGTGTTTTAACAACTCTACGGTTTGGCGCGTTCGGCTGCGGGAAGTCATCTAATACGGTTAGGCCCTTAATGTCTAAACTATTTACATTATTAAATATAAAATACAATGGATTATACATTCGCGCCCCCTATTGCTGCTCTATAATTTTGGTCGATATTGTGTAGATCTCGGGTGAGTTTTACTAGATCGTTATAACCGTTAATTATCGTATGATCAAAAGCTACATTCATGTTTCCGGCCCCAGTTTTGTTATTTTTTAATACTTCGGCAGCTACGTTTTGGGCCGTCTTTGTTATAAGGTCTAAGCTGGCGTCATGGTTTAGAATTTTGCTTCCTTTGTTTAGGTTATAAACTTCGTAACCTTTTTCATGTAATGTTGTCAGGCCGCCTTGGAAGCTTGTGTCACCGCTTGCTCGTCCTATTATCCCGGTTCCGGCGGGTCCTCCACTTGCTGGTGCTCCTACCACTACATTTTGGGTAATAAATTTCTTTACGGTTGGTGTCCATTTATCCCACCACGTTTTTAATCGGTCCCAGTATGTTATAATATTTCCCGTTGTGGTGTTTACGCTCCCGCTTATGCTTGAGTTCATGCTGGTTATTTTGGTAACTACTCCACTTCGAGTCGCTTCGGCTTTGTCTATACTTTGTTTTCTTGTTTTTTCTGCTCCAGCTATTACTGCAGCTGCTTGCGCTGCTGTATAATTTCCTGTTACATCCCGTTCATAAATTGCTGACTTTACTACTCCGGTATATTTGTCGTTTGCGGCTTTTACTGACGAGTCCCGGGCTTTATTAGCGTTTTTAATTTCGTCGCTGGCCTGCTGGGTTGTAATCGTGGTTTTATATGCTTTTAATCTTTCTAAAATAACTTTGCTTTCAAGTTCTCCATCGCTCATGGTTTTTACTGCGGTGGTTTTCATTTTTAGATCTATTGCGTTTATTTGTGCTTGCTCTGTACTACTAAGTGCGCGATGTTGGGCTACTGCATTGTTTCGGATTGTGTTAATTTGATTATAATAACTCTGTTCTGTAGCCTTTTTTGTAGTATTATCCGTGGCCATTTTTGCTAATATTTGCGCCTGATCTGCTGCGCTTAGTGCTTTACTATCCGTAATATTAGTGGCTAACTGTGTTTTCTCGTCTGTATATCTCTTGTCCAGCGCGGTCTTAATCGATACGTTCATAGCTGCGTAGCTGTTCATCATTGACGCGCTGTTTGCTGCTGTTAATACGGTTTGATGTATATATAAATTTTGTAGCGCTCCGGTTGCTTGCTGATCTAATGCTAAATACGCGCCCACGGCTTTCTGGGTTCCTGCGCTTATTTTCTGGGTTGTTGTATCTTGCGATACACTTATATTCCCGTTGGCGTCTACCACTCGTTTACTCGTATATGTTACTTTATCACCAAAAAGATTTACCGCGGGTACAGTTGATTGCGTCAATGCATGATGTATGCCTATCCCTACGGCTGCAAGTGCGGCGCCTGCAATTACAAACGGTAATACCGATACGATCGCGCCGGCTGCTGCGGCTCCTAATCCTGTCGTAGCTGCTCCCGCTCCTGTTGCTGCCACTCCGGCTGCTGCTTCGGCTGCAGTTGTTAAGCCTAATTTTATAGCCACACCACCTAAAGCCGTTGATATTACTCCGGCTGCTGTAATTAAACTGCCAAACCCTACGGCTAGTGGTCCTATCACGGCGATTGCTAGTGCTACTTTTATCGCGGTGCCCTGTACTGCTGGACTTAGATTACTAAACGCATTCGCCGCGTTTTCTACATCTTTCGCTAATACTCTAACCGTTGGTGCCACGTCTGTTTCTAGCTTTATTGCTGCGGTTTCTAAACTTCCCATCATTTGCTCTATACTACTGGCGGCGTTATCCTGCATAGTTTTTGCCATTGCTGCGGCTGCTCCATCGCTCCCTTTTAAGGATGCTGAAAGGGCGTTAAACTTTGCGGGTCCCTCGTTTATTAGTGTTAACATTCCGCTTAAACTTTCACGTCCGAATATTGTAGCCAGTGCGTTCGCTTTCTGTTCCTGTGTTAACCCTTTAGTGCTTGTTTGCAATTTTGTTAATACTTGTCCAAAAGGTAGCATTTTACCAGCACTATCAAATGCGTTGAAACCTATCGATTTCATCATATCCGCCGCTTGTTTGGACGGGCTGGCTAATGCTACGAGTGCGGTTCTTAAAGTAGTTCCTGCCATTTCTCCTTTTATGCCTGCATTACTCATTTCACCTATCGCTGCGGTGGTTTCATCTATAGTCATACCAAGCGCGTGGGCCGGTGGTGACGCGTATTTTAGCGCAAGCCCTAGATCTCCTACCTCTGCGTTGGTATGCGCTGCGGTGGCTGCTAATACATCCGCTACGTGTCCGCTTGCACTGGCGTCTAGTCCAAAACCTCTAAGTGCGCTGCTTGCTATATCGCTGGCGTCCGCGACCGCTATCCCCCCACTTGCTGCTAAATTCAATAAACCGGGCATTGCTGCAAGTATCTCTTTAGTATTAAAGCCGGCGCTGGCTAGGTTTTCCATGCCGTCAGCCGCTTCTTTAGCACTGAATGCCGTGTCTTGGCCTAATTGTATGGCTTCATTTTTTAAGGCTTGTAAATCGTTACCCGTGGCGCCTGACATGGCTTGTACTTTTGACATACTTGTTTCAAAGTCCATCCCTGCGCGCTCAATCGCCACACCTAGTCCTACGATCGGCGCCGTTATGCCTACCGTCATTTTTTTGCCTACACTGGTCGTTGTGGCCCCGACGGTCTTCATTTTTTCCCCGGCTGCGTTCATGCTGGTGCCGAGTGTGGTCCACTTACTACTTTGTGTTAAAATCTGAGCGTTGGTCTGGGCTATGCTTGTTTCTAACCGACTTAAGCTGGCGCGTGCGCTGTTTAGTTTTGTTTCTAGCTTCATTGTTTCTAGCGAGTCTTTCCCTGTGGCTGTGGCGCTCCGGTTATACGCTGCTTCTAATGCCGCAACTTTATTTTGTTGGGTGCTTAGCGTGTTAGTATAACCACTTGACTTTAATTTTAGTTTATCGAGTGCCGTTCCGTTAATTCCTACAGCTGCAGTGTTCGCCTTAAATGCTGAATTTAAAACTTTTAGTTGCTGATCTAGTTTCGTCATTCCGGTTGTAAAGCCGGTAGCGTCCATGCCTATACTGACGGCTAGGCTGCCTATATCCTCCGCCATATACATTAATACCTCCTTTTTAGCAAAGAAAAAACATCCTATTCAGGATGTTTAGTTAATAATTATTCGGTTTTCTTGTCCTGAATCGCCTTTAATACCTCGGCTTTATATGCTTGATCTTTCGCGTATTTTTGATTAGCTATTAGTTTTTCTTGTCGTGCTTTCATTGCATTACCTTGCACTCCTAGTATTCCCACTATAATTGCTACTACTATTAGCATTTCCGGCCAAAAGAAAAAGAATATACTACTCATTTTCTTACTCCTTTACTTTTTAATTATAGTATACTACCATTTTTTAACATGTAAAGGGTTTTTTATAGCCCGGCGTCGTCTAACGCTTTTACATCATCCTTGATCTCTTTATTAGCTTTATATAGTAATAAATCTATATAAAAGTTTATATCCATCTCGTCAATATCATTTAATCGCCATCCGTCGTTTAATAGTTGAATATATTCTTCATTTAGCCAGTTTTTTAGTGTAAACTTTTCGCCTGATCCGGTGCTATTTGTCGTCGGGAAACGTGGCAAGTTTATTTTCGACCCCGTGTGTTATCTCGTTTACGCTTTCAATGTATGTCGTTAATAGCTTTTTAGAAGGGTACCCGTCGTATAATTCATCCATCGTGAATTGGTCATTATAAATTTCACATATAAATGCAACTACAATATCTAGCGTGTCTGGCGTAAAATGCTGCAGATCCACCTTTTCTATAATTTCGGTGCTGCGCCTTACTAGTCGAGCCTTTGGGTTTAGATTAATATATGTTTTTGTTTTTATAATATTTTTTCCTTTTGTATCTTTTCCGGTTATAAATTCCAATTTAATTTGCATTTAATTACCCCCTAAGTAATTATAGGGGCCCATTTTAGAGGCCCCCTGATTATTTTTGATATTATGCTACTGTAAAGTTTATAACGTTGGCTGCTGCTAGTGGTACGCCCGATAAACTTCTGATATTTGTTGTTAATATCGCTATATATGCGCCAGTAACCATTGTTGCCACTGGATCGATTGTTAATATACAATTCGTTGCGTCCATTGACAAATTCGCTGGTGCTGGTGTTCCGTCTGCTTTCATTAATAAAACGTTCGCTGCGTTTATTGTTACTGGCGCGATTGCTTTACTAAATGTTGCCACTACACTAACCGTTCCGACTACTGCTATGGCTGCGTCTGCTGGCACGCTGGTTACCGTTGGCGCTATATTGTCGACCGATGTACCCGGCACGGATGCTAAAAAGTCAATTACTGGTATTCCTTTTGTGTCGTCGTCGGCTGCTTTTTTCCAGTCTCCATTTTTATTAGCTATTGCCAGACCGGTAACTTTTGGTGTTTGAAAAGTTGCTTTGTCCGCTATTGTTGCTACATCTTCATCGATCTCTTGGAATTTTACTTTATATAGCCATACATATCGGTTGCTTTTGTTTCCTTTAGTTCTTTGATAACCGATTGCTAAATATGGAGCATTGTCCCCTACATTATATGTTAATACTCCAGTTACTGGGTCTAATATATGGCCCAAAAAGTCAGCTTGTACCTCTAAAGGCATATCCTGTGTTTCATAATCGACTGTTATGTCTCCTACTACGATAGCGGTTTCTACCACCTGATTATTAGCGTAAAGGCTGGCCACGTCTAACTTAGTCGCTACTTTTATATTTATTAATGGTGGCGCGTCTTTTACTGCTCCGTATGTTTCTAGCACTTCATCGAGCATTATCGCATAAACAAATTTCTTCACGCCGGCATTACTTGAGTTTTTTATTGTCATATCTTTTAAACCTCCTTAAAATTTGCCACTCTTAATACTTTGTGGTACGTGTGTGTTTCATTTTCGTATATCTCTGTAATATAGCGCTCTGTAAAATCCGCAGCTTCTAGCGCTGCTCTTACACGGTTAACTAGGTCTTCGTAATTGTCCATACTCCACACGTCTACCTGATAATAAAATCCGGCTACGGTTTTTTTATTGTTGGCCCAGCTTTCACCATTTTCTAGCATTCTAAAAAACGTAATATACGTAGTCTCGTTTCCGATGTATGCTTGAAATTCTACCGGAACACCCATATTCGCAAGTGCGGCTGTTATTACATCATTCATATACCCAGCCCCTTTCTGAATTCTTGACCCATTATTCTTATTGCTTCCGCCTTATGTCCTTCATATGCAGGACCCATAAAAGGATGTGCTTTGGTTCCCGGGTGGCTTATGTCTCGTACATTTTTTAATATGCCCCCGGCGGCCTTCCTGCGTGGATCTATTCGTATCGTGTGCGCTTGCGCTCCAAACTCTTGAAACTTCATATAATAAATTTCGCTTATATCGCCTTTTGTAATCCCGACTAATACGCGTTTTAGGCTTCCAATGTTCTGTATTCGTCCCATTTTTAGCCCCGCCGCACCCTTCCCCGTTTTACGTGGGGCGTTCGCTACTGCGGCGTCTAGTATCGGCTTTGCGGCTGCTAGGATCGCTCTATTTTGTACTCGTATGCCTTTTTTCCCTAGTTCGTTTAGTTTCGCTACTAGTTCGGGCATTCCTTCAAGCTGTATATCAGCCATTTTATCACCTCATTTTAGACAAAAGAAAAACGCCTTTTTTGGCGTTTACTCTTCTATTTATCCGGTTGACGTAGCGTCCTAATGTCCATTTCAATATGTTGCGTTTTTACATCGTCAATGTATTGAATATTAAAATATAAACCATTGTATTTGATCCGGTACATTTTCGTGGTGTTTAAACCTTCATCGTTATACTCTGAGTCTAGGGTTTTTAAATACTTAATTTTGAATATTACGGTGTTTTCGGCTTGGATCGCTGCAGCTGCATAATACTCGCGGCCGGTTATATTATTTTTACCAGCCCACACCGTTTTTAGGTTGTCCCATTGTTTAATAGGATAACCGTCGACGTCTACTGTTTTTGTTAACCGTTGAAAGGTTATCCTACGGTTTAAAATTGCGCTGTTCATACTATAATCGGTGGTACAATCTGGGTATTTTGTAGTTGCGTTATAATACTTTGCAAACTATACGCGAGTTTTCCCGCTGTGCCCGTTACCTCCCGCCCTTCATACCAATGTTTTGTTAATAATTTTACAGCGATGGTATATAATTCTCTTTCGTAATCTGTGGCAATGCCTGCGCCTATAAAATATTCTTCGACTGCGGTTTTCGTGTCTAAAATTTCGGTATTTTCTACGCTGTTTACATCAAGGTCTAATTCGTCCGCTTTTAAATAGATCTTTAATTCTAAAAGTTCCACTTTTTATCCCCCCCATCATTTTAATAGAAGGGACCGGGCCCTTCCTAGTATTAAACTACCGCAGTAACATCGATTGTGCCGTAAATTGCGGCTCTAACGTCGATCAGTTTTACGTCTTCTCTTTCTATTGCTCTCATTTCAGTTCTGTTCTTCCTGAATGCTGTCCCACCGATATTTGTACTTAATATTTGGTGTCCTACTCTTTCAAACATTGTCATTAATTCGTTTAGATTTCCAACGATCATAGGGGCAAGTTTTGTTGTGGTTCCGGTTGTCAATAATATTGTATTTGGTATAATAACAACTGATTTTCCGAATAATCTTACTGCTCCAAGGTTGGTAAGATCTGGCTGCAATAATGGGCGGCCCATTGTATCAACTAATGTGTCTAAATACTGATAACCGTCTTGATTTGTTACGATTGTTGCGCCTAATGCTAACATTGGATCCAATGATATATTAATTGCTTTTTTGATTGCTTTCCAGTCTGCAAAAAGTACTTTTGAAAGTGTGTTTAGTATACCTAAAATCAGGCTATTCCTTGTTACGACTGATTTTCTAGCGATCCATGTAACAAGGTATTGTTCTATCGCCTG